ATGACAATCATTGCGGGTTACCGCATGATGGGTAAACACCGCAAGGTGGCCCAAATTCTTAAAGAAGCTCGTCGTTTAAACGCAGCTCTTTAAGATAAAAAAGAAACCTTCGGGTTTCTTTTTTTTTGTGCTTTTACCTACTGACTATTTAACATTTATATAATGCAAATAGCTAATTCCACATTTATGTTTTTAAATAAGGAGCATAGTAAATGGCTAATGATATTAAAAAGATTGTAATTCGCCGACTCGAGTCCGATAATCAATACCACGTATATTATCCTCAAACAACAGTTGACGGTTTGCAAGATAACGAAGCAACACGTACACACTTTGCCAATGCTGATATTCATCTAACAGCTGACCAACGTGCTAACGTGTTGAACAAAGCCCTTGTTCTTGATGAAAAAGGCTTAGTACCTGATGCTTTATTGGGTACTAAAGGTGTAGGTCTTCGTGACTATGCTAACTTCGCAGCATTGAAAGCTGCTACCAACGTAAAAGTTGGTGAAATGGTAATGGTTCTTGACGCTCAAGATAATGACGACGTAGCTGCTCGTCATGAAGGTTGGGAAATTGTTAAAGTAACTGGTACTCCAGAAGCTAAAACATTTGAAACTGTTTCCAAAGCTCAATTGATGGACTATGTGGTTCATCCAGATCATATCAACGGTATGTATACTAGCAGCAAAGATGATGTTGATGCTATGGTTGCTAATGACCATACTCATGCTAACATGGCTGTATTGAATACATTAACTGAAGAAAAAATGAATGCCTTGGCTAAAAAAGGTCAAATGACTGCCATCAAATATGGTGAAAACGCCGATACGTTAGAAAACAAAGAAGGCGACATGATCTACAAAGTAACTGGTATTATTGCTGGTGAATAATAGAAATAGAGATATGCGTAATGCATATCTCTATTCTTTTTCTATTTATATATTATATATTGGAGAACTATTGAGGGAAAGGAGTTTCCTATGAGATACCATATTTTGATATCCGTACTTAAAGTAGCAATTACTATCATTTGCCAAATATTAGCTACTCTAATCAGTACAATCATCATCAAGTATATCTTATAGTAAACTGGACTAGCCTCAGTCCGCTTCCTTCTATTCTTATCATATAGGGTATTCATAGATATACTCAATAGTTCTATTATTTTGTAGTCTGTGACATAAAGGATGAACGAATATGAAACGAAATGACGCAGAACTAAATGTATGGATTGACGAATTTGCTAAACAAGGATATGTAACCATCAACCGAGGGAAACACCTTCCATGGTTATTCGATGCTCGTATCATATCCAATAATACACGACGTTCCATATCTATTATTAGACTAGATTATCGACCAGATCGATATGAATGTGCTACCGTAGATATGGAAAAGGGATATGTGAGCGAACCTGAAAATCTATTCAGTACTGAAGATGTCAAAGAATGGTGTGATAACCATAAAGACTTCTTGGGATAAAAGAACGGTCTATCCGTTCTTTTTTTATCCATCTTGACATGTAATAGTGATGGGTATTGAGTATATATTATATTTCTGTATAAAGATATCAATTGATTCATAAAAAGGAGAACTAAAATGAAGAATTTTGATGCAGAAGTAAACGCTTACTTGGAAGAAGTATTCGGTGAAAAGTGTCATGTGGATGTAAAGGGCCCACACGATACTCTCTGGTTATTCGACTCAAAGGTGTACGATAATCACTTCACCAAAGCGATTTCTATCAACCGCTTGGATGTGAAACCAAATGCGTATGACGCATGCACGTTCAAGATGGGTGAATCTATCCTCGATACTGAATTATTATTCGGTATTGACGAAGTCAAAGAATGGATCGACGCTAACAAGGATTTCTTGTTAGCGTAATTTATTTAATAGGAGGTAAATAACAATGGAAGAATTATTAGTAGTGAAATACGGTGCAAAAACTTATATGAATATGTGTGGTAAACACACTGTAAAAGTTTACAATAAGGAAACAGATGAGTTAGTAGTCGAAGTTCCGTTCTCTGGCGTACAAGCTCGTCGAGCTGAATCATCTGAGTTGTTTGCTGAGGACTCCGGTCTACAAATGTTCCGTACTATATATGGGGAGGTCGAAGGATTACCTGAAGAACAAGACGACGTAGTCGTTATAGTATCGATGGCGGTTCGCCAAGCTCTACCGAACAGAAAAGACCTGGCTTCTCCAGGAGCTCTTAGAAAAGATGAAGCTGGTATGCCTACGGGTTGCTATGGTTTAAACTTTAACTAGGACAAGAAGAAGAGAATTAGTCAACGACTAGTTCTCTTTTTTTTTATTTTTTTTTGAATAGAGATGTGATAGATGTAGCCATATCCCGATACATATTACGTGGAGGTATATTATGGGTGGATGATACGCTACATCTATCACGAAGATAAGATTACACATTGCACAGAAAGAGGTTAAACAATGCGTACTTATTTGTTACGAAATGATTAAAAGTTAATGTAATACAGTCCATCCTTTAATCTTAGCTGTGTTGATAAGATTCATCACTCGGTTATCTGTCACATCTACGTTCGTATTACGAATATCTAATGTTTTAGGATCATGGAGTTGATCTTTTAGACCCCCGATGACTTGTTCGAAGGATTGGTTTGTAAGCTGAGTATTTGCAAAAGAGATGTTACAGCCTATGCTATTGTGATGACAGGAGATGTTTCTTAACTTAATACAACCGTCGAACATATTAGTTGCATTCGTGCATTCAGAGATGTTAATATCACTTACGGTGGTTAATTTCTCACAGTTACGGAACATGGATTCACATGTTTTCGCGGATGGAATGTTTAATGACGTAACTACATCTAAATCGATACAGTTTTCATACATAGAAATGACATTCTCCACCATTGGTAATACAACACGTTGAGGGGATGCTAACAAGGTACAATTTTGGAACATACTGTGAGCATCTTTAACTCGATGGAGTTCTAAGTTAGGGATATTAACCAATGAAGTACAATCTTTGAACATCTCGGACGTATCAACAAGCATATGAGTTGTAACATATGGGAAATATTTTAAAGATGAACAACCGAGGAACATACGGGACGCATTCTCTAGTTTATCCGTTTGGAACGTAGGAATATCCGCTAATGTTTCACAGTTTAGGAACATCTCTTTCATACTTTTAACTTCTGCTGTATCATACCACGGTACTTTAACAAGATTATGACAGTTGGCAAAGAAACGATCTAGTTTCGTTACCATGTTACTCTTAATCTTGGGTGCGATGACCATCTCTTGATTATTTTCATAATATCCAGTCATATCACCATGTAAGGTTAATGTATCTGGACGAATGATTTGAGCTTGGTGTGGATAAGATTCTTGGTTATGTCCATGGATTGGGTCACCAAATGGATTGAGTTTTGGATTTTCTCGTTCCCCTGTAACATACATAACTAAATCACCAGGGAAGAGCTTATTACTCATTAGGTTATCAGTAACTTTATACGATGGAACTTCTTCCCGTTTACGAATCTTAGTGGTACCAAAGTATAGATGGTCAAGAATCGCAGATAATTTATTCAAGGCTTCGAGTGCTTCATGTGTATGACCTTCTTGTCCAAGACGATCAATCTCATCTTTTGTAGACTTGAATGGAGCTCCTAAATCAGCCCAAGAGAAACTAAATTCGATAGACTCTTCTTCAGCCATCTTATCCCAGTTCTCTAGGTAACTAGAATCCCCACCATTGAATCGGTATGTTGCCCAACTATGAGCTTTCTTAACAGTTTCATCACCTTTAGATGCATCTAATACCATGACCATCGTACCAATATCGTGTACTGGGTCTAGTTTAGAACGAACTAGCATTTGTACAATATTTCTATACTCTCGATGAATACCAATTAAGACAGGGTTGAATTGGTCATCTTTCAAATATCCCGTTGGTTCTAGGATAGCAAATCCCAATGGTTTATTACCATGGGCTAAGATGATATGATCTTTCTTAGTAGCATGGACGATTTGACTTCGCACATGATCTAATACAGTATCTTTTTGTTTATTAATATAGACGCCTTCGGCGAATGTCTTAGGAATCTGAATATCAAGATCATCTCCACTAGAGTTCTCGCCTCTAATAAGGAGAGATATTTTATATTCATTAAACTCTCTAAGCATATATGCATTCTCCTTTCATAGGATGAGTTATATGATTTGTATTACAGTAATGTTAAAATGCCGTTTTCATAGACATATAGGTAGATACTTTTCTTTCATGGTACTCCTATTGATGATGGTGATGTATCCGGGCAATAATCGTGTTGGCTTATTGCTTTGGATACATCACCATTATTTTCCGTATTTTTACTCTATATAAACATATATTATTGATGTGAAGTAATATAATATATTTTGTGTGTATTGAATAGGAGGAAATTATTATGTTACAAGTATCTCTTTCCCAACTACAAGCATCTGTCGCAGAAGACCTACAGTGGTCTGAATTTGAGTCATACGACTCTCAACTTGATTTGCAAGTAGAATTAGATTTGTTAGAAGCTGTATTGGAAGAATTATTTTAATTTTATTTAAAAAGAGGAGAATAAAAAATGAAAAGTATTATCGCAAAAGTCACAATGTTATTATTGGGTAAAGTGGTCTATTGGCCACTTTATCTATATTCCGTATTGCTATGCCGTTACTTCGGCACAACGCTCGATTCCGTTGTTGAAGACAATAGTCGATTCAAAAACGAACATATCAAAATCGGTAATAAACGAGTTGCTCGTTTAACCGATAAATGGGGGAGACATAAGTTCGTCTTCTTCAATGATGAAGATCGAGCAAGTGGCATCTTCAGATCAGTACATTATGGATTACTATTATCCCATAATGATTTTTCTGGAGAAGTTGAGTCTGAACTAGTCGCATACCATATTCATCTAGGTATCATTAGATACACTGGACGTAATAAACCTTGCTTCATAGAATCACTCGAACGATTGGAAGCATTGTTTTAGAATAAAAAAGAATACCGAAAGGTATTCTTTTTTTTTAACTTGAATTTTGATTATATATTATTGCAGTAAGATAGAAACATCTCTATCGATTATTATACGCAATAAGGGGTGCTATTATGTATAAATTAATAGTACATAAAGGTGACTATATCACCTATAAACTAGGTGAGCGTATAGTTACAGAACCAATCGACGTAATATACCAAAAGCAAAAAGGTGTCAATATATTGAATAGCGATATTCAATCGATACAACGCATAAGTGGGTATTTAGAGTCGAATCCCATCAACCTTCAGGAAGCATTGACGTTCCTAAATGGGGTTGAGATATATAATGATAATAATATCATTCTAAATGATAAGGTTGGATATTTTAGAAAATGTCGCTTATCGAATTCGGATGATATCATATGGGGTAAAACAGATATAGATGATGAGATTGACTCAATTGTCGCATATCTACTCGCATACAATTTAAGAAAATTAAAGCATATACGTTTCCCGAGTGATGATACCATTATATTATCTTTTGGTGACGATGTGGTTGACTGTGAGAAGATAATATCCGACTTCAGGTATAATTGTAATAGGGTTAACCGTTACAGAAAAATTGACGATAAGCTCGTATCTAGGATAATACATAGCGGATATCGTCAGATGAATACGTCAATCTCTATTTCGTCCACAATACCTAATGGGTTTATATCTATTATTCGTGGGGTATTATCTGGATGGGTTGGTAAGCGGACGATTAATAAATTTAACACCCATCGATGTATTCCTTTCGGTGTATTCAACGCTAAGAAACTTGTTCAGCAGTCATTTATCACCGGTCTATCGGACTACATCTATGACGTGACGATAGGTCGAGATAAATGTAGTGAATACATATTCGATCTATTCCTTAAAGCATATGGGAAGGAGTTCATAATCACATATAGATTGATACTGGAGCACTTACTCATTTCATACCAAGCATTCGTTAATATGGATGAAAAGGGTATTGGTATGGATTACTATGCAAATAGTAAATTTGCTGGTATCTATAAGAATTTTGCTTCACAAGACATACAAGAAGTCGCTCTTAGACGTGGATCTGGTAAGACTAGACAATGTTACTTGATCGAAGCAAGAAATATGATTGGAGTAAATGGTTATAAGTTTATCCACAATTAACCAATCACTATAACGATTTAACAATAAGTAAGCCATGTATGATATACTTAGTGTACGAGGCGTCTCAAGATGTTGGCATGGTGATATGCGAAGCGTGAAGATATACATATAGATCGAAAAGCTATTTATAGATAAACTCCCCTATACTAGAGAAATCTATACGTAGCTAATGATAATGAGTGTATATCCATGGAGGTAGGTCGAGAGGCTCTCCATGATCGATATCTGGTTACTGCTGAAGTAACCTAGTTCTAGCTGTATGAGGGGATCTAATAGCTAGGATAGTCCGATATCGATAGAATCAATGGGTAGAAATATTCATTGGTCCGATGCTATGATAAGACAATGGTTCGCCCTAACGTCATAGATGTTCGCACGCAACGTTATTATTGAATTAGTGTAGTAGCTATCAACTAGAATAAACGTATAATGAAGCTTGAGAGATATGTAATGATATATGAAGTTATGTACGGTGCCTTCACCATAATAAGGTAAAGTTAAAAACATAATAAACATGGGTGAATATATCGGGAGTTACATATCCACATAAGAAGAGAATTCTTATGTGACCTTATAGATAGATGATTACGTCTATCTATAAGGGGATGGAACTGTGACTGATGGACAAGATCAGTTATGTGCCCCATTAGTAGAAATACTAATGCAAGCGACGTTATATTGAAATATTATGGCTCAGTGTCTATTGATAGTCAACTTGAAGAATACCGTTGGGTATTCTTTTTTTTGCCAAATCCGTCATGGTAACATTATACTAATTACTTCTATTACATATAAAACAATGAAGGAGGTACATGTATAATGCCTGATAATCAAATTAAGGTCCTCCATAGTCAATATAAGTATAACACACGTGTCGAGCAAGGTGGTCGTGGTCAAGATTACGTAGTTGTATATTTTGAAAACAATGCTACCGATGTTATGATGCATGGTTATACTCAAGTACCTGACACACACATTCATTTACAAGGTGAATTGAATAATAAAGATACGGGTATGGATGCATTCAAGAAATTGGATTCTGCGATTCGTAACACTCGTTTCGGTCACCTCAATGACCATGGTCGTTTGAAAGTTAACAATAACTTCCAAATCGATAGTGATGGTACCTTGGGTCTTAATATTATTATGCTAGAAAACCGTGCCGCATATAACGCCATCACAACTAAAGATGAAGGTGCCATTTATATGTGGACTGATAACGGTAAATTTACTGGTATTGACACCGGTTCTACAACACCAGGTAGTACGATTAATGTAGGCTCGTTAGAAGCTCACAACGCTTCCCCATTGGCACATCCAGACATTCGTAATCAAATCAATCGAATGCAAGCTAGTGTAACAACTATTTCTGGTAACATGGATGCCTACCAAACAGAATTGTTGAAAATCCGCTCTAATGTAGATGCTGCGGTTAAAATCGTAAATACGTTCAAAACGACAGGTATCGACCAAGCAGCCTTAGCCGATCGTGCTAGAACTGCTGATAAATTAAGTCGTTCTGTAACAATCAATGGTGTTACTTTTGATGGTTCTCAAAATATTAACATCGATGATGTAGCTTACTCCAGAACTACAGGTAAATTGAAAAAGGCTGTAACGATTAATGGTGTGAGCTTCGATGGTTCTCAAAATATCACAATCCCTAAAGTGGATTCTGCTACGACTGCTGAAGTGGCTACTCGCTTCTCCAGAGCAATTCATATCAATGGTATTGAATTCGATGGTTCTCGTGATATTACAATCCCTGCTTCCGCTATGGAAGGTTTTGTTGCTGAGAATGCATCTAAACTTGGTAATGTAGACGCTGCTGATTATGCATTGAAACGTGATGTATATCTACGTACTCAAACGTACTCTAAGGAAGAAGTCTATAATAAACAAGAAGTAGATGGTCTAGCAGGTAAAATCCCAGGTGGACGCATTTACATTGTATAACTATAGGAGGACTATCATATGAATCGTTTTGCTGAAATTAAATATGGGCGTGTAAACGATATCGTAGAAACCCTTAATGATTTAACATGGGTTAGAACTATTTTCTCCCCTATTTCATTATGGACTGATATCACAGATATGCTCGATTCCGAAGGGAATCAAATCCAAATTGGTCATGTGTTTGAAGGTGGCTCCTTTAGAGCCCCTGCCACTAGAACAGTTCCTGTCACATTAGATGATCATCGTCGTGTTGCCTTATATCGTAAAGATCTATTAGTAACACAAAAAATCGAAGAAGGGTTCTTCTCCAAAGCATTAGGAGATCAATACTTCTTCCCTTATAATGGTGACGCAAAACAAATGTTAGATATGGACTTTGAACTATTGGAAGATGAAGAGGAAGAAGGTTTCAGTGTTGTGTGTCGTACAACTCGTGACCCTAAAGAATCTACTAATAAACTCAATGACACATTAACAGTTGACCAAGTTAAACAACTTCGCAAAGATTTCCGTAAACATAAGTTAGCTTGTTCTAAACGTGGTGTTGAAATCACAAATCAAATTAACCAGGCGGAAGCTGTAGAAGAAATGTATAATTATATCAATTGGGATAAATAATCGACTAGGTAGTTGACTCACGTTGACTACCTAGTCTTTCTACCCACTGAAACATTCTACTAATACAATTACTATAACCTTTATGAAAGGAGACCTTATCTATGGGTTTAGCATATAATGGTAGGGTTGTCAGTGAAGACTACTATGCATTGATTCAAGCTAAGTTCGCTGTGATTGAACAAGCATTGGGTGCATTGACTGCCGATACCACTTCTAAAAACAGTAGCTTAGAACAACGATTGGGTGACTTCAATACAAGCCTCAATAACCAATTCAAAAGCTTAAAAAGTAAAATTGATAATGATATCGCAGCACAATTAAATGCGATTGAAACAAAAGTTACTAATAACCATAACCTTGTTACTACACGTATCGACAACACGTCTCAACGGTTAGAAGGTTTAATTACAGAAACCGATACTAATTTAACAAATAAATTCAAAGAAATTGATGCTCGTGAGAAAGCCGATGTTAAAAGCCTAACAACGAATCTAGGTACAGCGAAAGCTGAGTTAACAGCTCTTACAGAAGCAAATAAACTTAAAATTGACGGTTTAATCAGTAAGTTCCAATTCGGTGGAAGACAAGTCAATGATCGAAACGTACTCGTATGGTTCGATTATGAAACAAATCCAGACGAACCAGAGATCAAATTTAGAAAAGGTGATGCATTCGTTGCCTTTGGTGCTGACTGGAAATAATAGTAACATTTATTTGGAGGATCCATGAGTCAATTTAATGACGTAATGGCAGTCCGTGCAGCCGTATTGACAATCACTACTGATTGTCAATTACGCTGTTCGTATTGTTTTGAAGAAGATAAAGCTCATAACTATATGAGTGAAGATGATGCTATGATCATCATCAAAAAATTATGTGATAACTTCAGGGAGAAAGTATATTCCCAAGACCAAACTGCTAAGTTAGATATTAGCTTCTTTGGTGGGGAACCTACTTTGAACTTCCCTGTCATTGAAAAAGTTGTTGAGTATTGTAATCAACAAGAATTCATTGTACAATATGGCATTACAACAAACTGTGTTCATATCACAGATGAAATGATTGATTTCTTCTATGATAATAACTTTGGTATCTTAGTATCCATTGATGGTACAAAAGAGTTGCATAATAGAAATAGAAGTAACTCCTATGATACCGTAGTAGCTAATATCAAACGCATGTTTGATGGTGGTTTGAAATTGAATATGGAAGCCCGTATTACTATACCACCAAAAGATATTCGTTATACATTCCAATCTATGAAGGATATGTATGACTTAGGATTTGATAGAATTGCTCCGTGCTTTGTATATGACCAAGAATGGGATGAAGAAGCATATCAACAATTTGAAGTTGAAATCCGTAAAATCTATGAGTTTGCTATGGATAAATACAACTCAGAAGAAAGACGAAATCTCCAAGTGAAAAACATTGAAGATTTCATCTATTTATGTTATGATTCCGATACAAATGATACTAGCCCATGTGGATTCGGTAAGAATGCTTGGGTGGCTATCGGATATGATGGTGAAATCACACCATGTCATCAAGTCCATACTAACTTCCGTAACTGTGAAGTCTTGCATATGGGTAATATGATTACTGATGAATTTGATCGAAGTGTTATGGATATGATTAACGCACAATTTGATCGTAGTACATGTGGCAACTGTCAATATAATAACGTATGTCTAGGTGGCTGTCCTGCTGAAAGCTTTACACATGGTCGTTCCTTCAACGATGTAAACCCAGCAGTATGTCGCCAAATGGATATTATGTATCATATAGCTACGGAGTATCAAGATAAGATTCTTCATAGCATAAATCTCCGTTCCAGACGCTTAGCGATTCTGAAACGTAACTTAGAATTCAAACAGTTATTGGATACTGCTATTCAAAATCTACATAAGAACGATTTAGATGCTGTTATGTTAGATTTCGCTAGTATCCAAGAATCTATATTCGGTGAAGAGAAAATCCTTCTTCCTCCATACATCCGTTTAGCTGAACGATATATTGATATCGTATCTGATAAACTATTAAATGATGTAGTTGAGGAACTCGATAAATATCAAGCAATTATGAGTGGTGGTGAAATAGATGGCGATAATTAAAGCCGACGATATCAATAAATTGGTTGATAAGATTAACCAACTAACTAAATTTTCTCGTGGTATCCGTGCCGTTAAAAGTAACCCTGGTGTAGAAGCCGGCGGTACTGGACAAGGTATCAGCTGGGAATGTCATCAATTCGGTGGGCAGGTTCGTAACCATGTTCCTGATGTTAAAAAACAAAATAAATACCAAGGTGGTAATGTTGTTGGTACCCACATTGATGCAAATACTAAAGTACGTGCAAATCAATTCAATGAAGTTGTAAACGGGATTAACAATGCAATTACTGAAATTCGTGGTAATGTAACCGGTAATGATGGTCCTGGATTAGGTGATGTAACAGCACCGACTCAAGTGACAAAGGATACTATTGCTAGATTACAACAGCTACAAGCGGCATTAAACGCTGTTAGTACAATTGAAAGTACATTGAACCGTGTCAATGGCTGGTTTAATAGTGCTAATAAATGTAACCGTTCTTGTCAAGTAAACTGCCAAGTTGGTTGTCAAGTAGCTTGTAACTCTGTTAACTGGTGTCATGACCAAAAATGTGGCGGACACTAATTTTTTTATCAGTATGAGGGAATGGTATAATACCATTCCTTCTTATTTTCTATTATGAGGGCACTATGTTTGATTCTATCAATCGCATTTCGATTAAGGTGACAGACTTCTGCAACTTAGATTGCGTATACTGTCACCAACAAAAAGTAACAAAAGACTCATCTAAGACATTTTCTCACTATGATAAACTAGAAGATTTCATCAAGTCATTACCATTGGCAGATGAAGTTGATGTGTTAGTTACCGGTGGAGAAATATCTGTTAAGTTAGATGAGTTTAGAAAGATTGAACGCATTCTTAGACGAATCAGCCAATCGATCGATGTAAAATTCATTATGAGCGTCGTTACAAATGGTACTAATCTCCCTGGGTTAGTCGATTTCGTTAAATGTGGAATTATGCGTCCTGATTCTATTACTGTATCATGGGATGGTGTCTATTCCTATACTCATAGTCGTAAAGGTAAACTACAGAACTTATCCGATAAGTTCTTTAATGATAATATACGGTATATCGTTGACCAAGGATATGCGAATGAGATTAATATCGCTTTTGCCGTAACTCCTGATACAATCAATGATATGATGCCTAGCTTAGACTACTGCTTAGGCGTTGGGTTACGTAACTTCTCCTTCTATTATATCCATGAAGCAGATTACACAAACCCTAAATTCATTGCTGATTATACGAATGCTCTACAAGGTATGGCGAACCGATTTGTACAAACATATCCTGATTTGAAAGAACGATTCCGCTATTATAATTGGCAAAATATGTACTGTCGATATATGTTATCGGATGCTTCATTCCTAGCTAAAACTTCTTGTGTTAAGTTAGGGAACTCCATCCATATTGATATTGATGGTTCTATCTATCCATGCACGTTCTTCTCTGACCATAGAAGTATGCAGATGGGTCATATACTAGAAGGGTTCTATGAAGATCGAATCCACCGATTTGAAACAGAATACTTCAGTAAACCAGACTGTAACTACGAAACATGTAAGAATGAACACTGCTTCGAATGCCCTGCATCCGATTATATCCTTAACAAAGGGATGAATAACAAGCAGAAGAATCTTTGTCATCTACTATCCATTGAACGAGAAATCTTTATGGAGAATATTAAGAAAGTGAATATTAGTGAATATGATATTCGTACATTCTGGAACGTGGGAACCTCTGTCGTAGAGTCCCATTATACAGATAAGATGAATGCTGAATGTCATCTCCCATTAACCGATTCTCGTGAATATACAGAAGATGATAAGATGCTGGTGTCTAATAATATAGAGAGGATTCAATCATGGTAGAACAAAAACCATTCTTTCTACCATATCAGGTAGACTTCTATCTTATGTTAACAGAAGCATGTCCATTACGGTGTGAGTACTGTTATATTAAAGATAGAGATAATCCTGCTCGTATGAGTAGAGATACAATGGACCTTATGATGAAAAAGGTACAAACAAAGCCAAGGATTATATTCTTTGGCGGTGAACCTCTATTGGGTATCGATGATATCAAGTGGTTCACTGAGAAGTACCAAGATGATGTTAAGGTATTCCAAATTGTAACATCGACATTTCCTAGAGCCAACTTCCATGACTTGGTAGAAAATGTAATTAAACCAAGTGAGAAACCTTGGGAATTACAATTGTCATTCGATGGATTCGAAGGCAGTGAACGTAAGTTAGTCAATAAAGACCCAGTTGCTCAGCAAGTGTATGAGAATATTCTATATACCCTAGAGCAAGGAGTTAAACTCCAAATTCGTTGTGTCATCAACGATAGTAATATCTATTACTTCCATGATACCTATCGTCAATTCAAACGAATGAGTGAGGAGTATAGTGGTCTATTCTATGCTGACTTTACATTAGTACATGAAACTGATTTAGAATCCGATTTCCCAGAAGTTCTTAAACAAGAATTGGGTATGATATTAGATGATATATTAACCGATGAAAATCCATTTATTACAGCAGGACTTGCTTCTATGATAGGGTCTATCCTAGAAGATAGAAAGTGTATGGCTTGCAATGTTGGTTCTGAGATTATTATTCGACCAAATGGTGATATCTATCCATGTACTATGCTATCCCAATACTCTGAAGACTTCAAGATGGGTCATATTACAGATAGAGAACTGAACACTGATATCGCTACCGATGTTCATGAACGCCCAGCTGATTGTGATACTTGTGAATATAATAAGTACTGTTTTGGTGGTTGTCGATATGAACGTTCCTATCTAGGTAATCTCAATGAGATTAACCTTGGCTATTGTGAACAAACTAAAACTGTTGTAGAAGCCTTATTAACATTCCGTGATAAGTTATATTCCGATTCCTGTAAGAATCGAGAGCTTATCATAGAACGAATTCTACGCTATCGTACATGGCGTAGTGGTATGGAATCCACAATGGATTTCGAATATATGAAATTTAGAGGTAATCAAAATGCCGGAATTGAGTAAAGAGTTTAAAACCCGGATTAAACGAATGCTTAGGTCATTGAATAGCTTTCGTTCTTGGCAATCCATCTTCTTCAATCTAACATATGCTTGCCCATTAGCTTGCAAGTATTGCTATATTGACCCAGAGTTAAAGGGTATGACGTTAGAAGAAGTTGAATATACGATGGAATTGATTAACCAAGATAAAGGTAATTATTCCAGAACCATCACATTCTTTGGTGGTGAACCTGCTTTACAGATGGATATCATTGAAAAGATTGTTCCAAAATACTACAATGAAACCATTCCTGGAACGAATGAAAGACGATACCGTTTTGGTATCATCACAGGATTTTCAGTTAATCAGGAACGTCTTATGAAACTATATGAACAGTATCCATTTGAGATCGTTGTATCATACGATAATCCAAAAGATGGTAATCGTATAGATCATAATGGTATACCATTTAACTCATTAGCGGAATTAAAGAAATACACTCATCTTGACTTAGGTCGATATGTATGTATTCAAAAAACTCTTACGGGTAATGAGAAAGATATCCTTGCCGATATTAAAGAATTGGATGAGTTCCATAAGCAAACGGGCGTCAACTACTGTTGGGGTCACAATAAAACTCCGTTTAAGATACCTGATGATAATTACGAGAACTTTAAATCACAGTATAGTTCCGTTATCGATTATTTCTTAACGGGATTAGAAGAGAATCCTAATCGTTTTATTCCCAAAGTAGTTACCACCGAATACCTACAGTGTGTAACTGGAACTATAGAGCAGAACCATGGTGGTTGTGGCCTTATGACTGAGATATTTATCTCCCACGATGGACGCGTATATCCATGCTCTATTTCTAATAGTAAATTACCTTACTTCGACCTAACAAATGATGATGCTACTGAAGAAATTGAGTGTGCTGAACGCCAGTGTATTCATAATCCTACATGTGAAGAATGTGATATTCGGTACTTCTGTAATGGTGGCTGTATAGTTGATCGGTCGGTTAATTTTGGCGATTATGGTAAACCAAATCCAAACTGGTGTGAGTATATACATGCTATAGAATCTGCTGTTAGAGAAGCTTCTAATAAACATAAGGATACTGAAACATATCTTAGAAACGAATTAATTAAATGGAGAATCGGTCATTATAAGGCTTGCTTATCACCGACCGATAACCAGAATATAGTTGGAGGAGTTATCGATGTTAATTTATCTACCTGAACGAATCTACGAAGTCATTAAAGATGACTCACGAATTCAAGCGTATGCAACTGAAATGAAAGAACTTTGGGGAACTGGTTTCCCCGAAGTATCTCAATTGAAACAGGTGAACCAAATTGGGTTCCATTATATGTGTCAAGCTAGACGTTTACTTAGAAAGTATCCAACTTTATTGGAACAATTTCAAGTTTCTAATCATGAAAATGATACGCGGTATGTCAAATCTGTATTAGAAACAACGTCTGATAGTGAAACAAAATTGGAATGTTTATATCGACTTATGTCCAGTTGGATTGATAGAGAGAATACTATTAAGGAATTCATCTCTATATTTGAATCACTTGATAGAGATACCATGTATTCATTATCAGCAAATGTTGTTAAAGCATACTATATCATGAAAACTGGTTCTATACAGACATTCAATGTCGATGACTATATTACCAAAGCAAATACGATATACAATCAGATCTCTGGGGTGTGTAATATGACACAATCCCTAGAGAAGATGCTAATTGTTGAATCCGTTGACCAAATAGTATCACATCTACGCAATAGAATCATTGATGGGTCTATTTCGGCTGAGAAAGCATTATCAACGTATGAGAAATATATGGTTAATCTTATCGATAGAATGGAGCGTATTGATGCCGAGTATTTGAAATATAATACTAGAGCGATGTATTTCTACCTTATCGTAGGGATAAAACGGTATGAGAAACATCATGGTATGTATAACCCATTTGATTTAGTATATAATTACATCACCTTGTGCTTAGCTCATAAGGAAGATTTCACTCGTTCATTATATACGCATAATGAGTTCATGTTCTCCCATCTAGCGGTATTATTGAACGCTGTTCATATGATAGTAGATAAACCTAAACAGGAAGTTATTGAACAGTATTTAACCAGCTATGAACGCGATTATTTGGTAGGACTGTCTAGTAATGGAAAATTATCCAATTACGTTACACATACCCTATGGTCTGTTAATCAAGATGACTTTGGTGTAGGGGTATTGAAATACTTCGAAGCTGACGTATATCGGTTAATAGAACCTATTTTAATCGATAAAACATTGGAGGGTTAGTTATATGAATATAGTATGGTATCCCAATGAATGTAAACCATTCATTTACCAACATCAAGAATTTATAAAATTGAGAGATATTGCACATAATACTCATCAATCTTATATTATTACTGATGCTACTGAAACGTTAAATCAAGCAATGGCTTCTATTGAGTCCGTAGCTCAATCTATCACAAGCGAACAGAATCGCCTAGTGTACCTAGTTACCAATGTGGAAAACCTACCATTGGAGACTCTCGTTACAGAATTAGACAAATCCACTCGTACTGAAGAACGATTGATTATTTTACATCAATTATGTCAACTAGATATTGGTACATACGGTCAACGCATGGAAAGTCTTGTTAAGAACGTAACTGAACAAGGCGGTTTATCCAACGATCCATTCTACGTGGATATTTTAAACTCATATCCTGTATTGACAAATGATACTAAGGATGCAATCGATATTAGTTTCGCTAATGTGATAAATCGTTTTAGAGAACAATCGAAGATTGCTTTATTGGCTGCTATCAGAGGTGCGTTTGTTAACAGTTCATATTTATATGAACTTACAGCAGATGAGTTTATTACCTATATTGATGGGTATATTGATTCCATTTGTGACACATTGAAATTAGATCCAATGATGTTCAAGTCTAGTATCGAGTATATAAACTTCCTAATGTGTAATAATATGATGGAAAGACTTAATCGATCTATTCAATGGATTGATGAACATAAAGAAGATGCTATTGATATACATTCTTCTACCAATACAAATACTTCATTTGATATATTGATACTCATCAATCGAATGAAACATAATGAAGTTCTTACAGCTACATTATCTGATACAACATGGAACTCTAAGGAGATGGAAGTTATCAATAGTGAAACAGTTGATACAATCACTCCTTATAGTGAACTTGGTTTTGGTCGTAATTATATCATAACAATCTTCAATTGGTATGATGCAATTATCAAATCATATAAATAATACAGAGAAGAGTTTAGGTAAATCCTAAACTCTTCTTTATTTAGACATTGATGTAATATCAATTACAAGTATTTCATAAGAAAGGAGTCAATCGTTAATAATGGCTAAACTCAATAAACGATTTAAGTTTACCAAAGATACTACGAACGAAACCTTCTATGCTGACATATATTCATCGACTGGTGACCTAGAGGATGGGCAACCATACCTCTCAACTGATGTCAAAATCGATGAGAATACAACTATGCCAGGGTACGTCCAAGGCTCTACAAACTCATATGACGAGAATCTTCTCGATATATACATAAAGCCAGATGACGCTACTAAACAACCATTTCGTTTAAAATCAAAATCATATCGAAACATTACTAATGGTGTCACGATCTATTCCCAACCGGGTCAATATACATTCAATATCCCTGTGGGTGTAACTAAAGTATGTGTGATCACTGTCGGTGGTGGTTCTGAATACGATTACGTTCATAACGTAACACCTAAAAATATCACTACATTGAAAGCTCAACTATTAAGTTCTTCTGTAGAAACATATGTAACTGAAACAGGTAAAACTGATAGATTGATTAGTTCTTCCGTAGATTACCAAACAGTTTCTTTTGAAGGTTCTCCTATCATCGGTTACGGCATCGATGGCGTAACAGGTAAAGTTACTCGTACTGAAATCCCTGTGAACACTCCATTGTATTTTGGTACACCATCCGGTCTATATAATGATACTACATCCTCATATAGACATAGTGCATCGGGTCAATTACGGTCTGCGGTTATCGATGTATCCAATATTGAATCTCTCAATGTAGTAGTGGGTAACTTCGGTAATGCTACTGATAATACAAGTCCTAAACGTGGTACTAGTGAATTAGTAAGTGCCGACTTACCATTGACTACTAGATCTAAAGAAGCTAATGGTACATCGTTCCACTTTGGTAACGGTGAACCTACGATGCACGTACTTAAAGTAGATGCTATTGGTATGGGTGGCATCGGTACTCAAGGTCTAAGTCCTAAAACTGATGACCCTGGAACACAGCCGTATACTGAAAGAGACTTTGCTCGTATGGGTAATGTTCGTGGTACCGTAGTTAAGGTCGCTACTGCCGATAAAACGATTGCTAATATCGTTAGTATGAATGGTAATAATGCATTACTAGGTGATAGTATCGTTACCAATAACAAACCAATTCCAGGTGCTAAATTTAATGGTACTATTGATACCAACCCAGCGTACCCAGGTTTAAATTCTTTGACTGCTGAGCAATTAGAAGCTGGTCGAGGTCTTCCTGGTAAATCTGTTAAACAAATCTGGATTGAAGGGGTAGAAGGGTATGATAACCCTATCCTTGAAGGCGGTGCTGGCGGTTTACCTGGTCATGATGGTGAACCTGGTAAAGTAAGTAAATTCTTTATCATGGAAGATGGTGTTCCTAAGTATATCAAATCTGGTGGCGGTGGTGCAGGTGCTGGTTATATAGCTGGCAAACTCGTTACTATTAATGGCGATGAGTATAACAATAATAACCAAGTTAATATCAACGCAACCTATGATAAATCAAATGGGTTAACACCTGGCACAACTGGTAACTATAATATCACATATGGTGGTACCATCGAACCTAAAGTTCGTATTGGTCAACCTAATATCGGTATTGTATCTATCATTTATGGTCCAGAAATCGAAAATATGGATATTCCACTATATACTTGGATGACTGATCAAGAATCCTATCTAGGAGAACAGCTCAGATATACCGCTAATGGTATTGAAGGGAATATTAAGTTCTCTCCTAAACGCATCTTTATTTCCCATGAATTTGTGAAAGATGATACTGCTACTGATGGTGCAGCATTCATGCAACCTTCCCAAAAAGCAGGATTAGAAAATCTTGTATTGGAATATATGAATGATAAAGGTACTTGGTCCAACTTCAAAACGGGATCCATATCCTTTACTATGATTACCGAAGAAGGTCAAACCTATATCGATATTCCATTACGTGTGTATTCCACAAAATGGAGATTACGTCTACCCGATGAAAACCTTCATCTTAAATCGAAGAATGGTGTTAAGATCGATTCTTACATCACATACACAGAAGATGAAATGAGCTAATAAGTATATATTATAAGAATGAGTATGGATTAACCATACTCATTCTTTTTACTGTTTGTTCGAAAGGGCTAGTAATATCTAACATTATAGCTAACAAACAGGTATTGATAAATTATTTCATATTTGGAGGGCTTTATTATGGCATTCAACACATCTATGACAAGTCAAAGTCAAACGAATCCTACCGACAACATCAACACTCGTGGGATTCAGTTCTACAATGGAGATGCTACCATCGTATTCGATTACTGGAATGGTATGGCATCCATTAAAATCCATCCAGCACTTCCTGAAGCTGAGCGAGCTAATAAACAAGTATACGATTATAAAAAATCTGTATCTGTAGCACTTAGCCCAGATAATGCTGTATTGATGGGTAAATATATTAAAGAAGATATTCTTCCTGCTATCGAAAAAGGGGAAGAATGCACTCGTGCCGTTGTTAGTGCACGTGTTAACTTATTCGTAGTATCTACTGGCGTTAACCAATATGGTGAAGTAAAACCATTTATTGGTATCTATCGTAAATTGGATGAAAACCGTATTCCTGCAGAATCCATGGTATTCCATTTCGATAAACATCCAGTGATTACCAAATATGCACCTGCAACAGGTGAAATCGATATGAATAACCAATACACCGAAGTAGTTGGTGTAGGTGAATTCTTTACTGCTTGTTCCGCATTAATGAATGCTGGTGTACATGCAGACAACTTTTCCAACCGTTTCCGTATCAACCGAGAATATGAATTCAGAGCAGCAGCTTCTGGTAAATTAGGTATTGATAATGGTGGCGGTAATCGTACTAATTTTGTGAACCGTTCTAGTGGTGGTGCATCTCAAAATATCTGGGATGTGAAAACTCCTACTGATAGCTTATCTAATGATAATGGTGGCGGTTCTTTAGCGGAAACATCAACAGCATCCTTTGATGCATTAAGTGACTTGATGTAATTCGTTAGTGACTAGAAAAATACTTCCGATGTATTTCGGAAGTATTTTTTTGGAGGTTCTATGAGTGAAGATGATAAACTCAAGAGTCTGACTATATTGGTAACGTATCGTGACATCATTAAGACAGCTGATTTCTATATATTGGACTTAGTGAAGACGCGATTTCGTGATAAATTTAAAGACTTAATTGATTTTAAGCTATTGGATACATTAACGGATGAAGCACTCATGCTTCATTGGTTAAATCGTCCAGTAAAGAATGTTCTCGAGTGGTTAGCGATTAAAGAGTTTGATTATGAAAAGAATTATCAGTTTCTATATGATAAATCTAAGAAACTGTATATTGATGATGATCGAGCACTTAAATTTGATAAAGTACTTGAGAACTATAAGTTTTCGAAGGCAATTAACGATATCTATGTGTGGAATCCCACCTATGATAAGCGTCAATTGTTTGATCTCAAAGTAAGGCATGGTTTAGGTAAAATCAAATACGTGACAGGTGCTAGCTTGGAACGCGTATTAGACAGAATTGGTTCTGTCAATTTAGTGTACGACACAGATGCTGATAGAGTTGCGGAGCTCATCAGCACAGGTAAATACCATAAGATGGTATTTGGTGTTGGAGCATATGGTTATAATTATCAACGGGATTTTATACTGAAACATGACTTAGCGGATAACGTCAATGTATCAACTTTCCCTATACTCGTTATTAATGAATCATACCTGTTTAATGGATAAAGGAGATACCACTGTGAGTGAAATTTATAATCAAGCGGAAGATAATCAAATCGCCGTTAAAGTAGTAAAAGATACAAGTAGTTCTTTTGATACGATGGAACAAACGTCTGTTGTGCCTAGACCTACTTTTCCACAATTAATTCCGGAGAATAAAAATAAACATCCTTGGAATGTTATTACCGAAGCAGAATTCAAAACTCGTATGCAAGAAATCTTCGAAATGGTAGCTTCTGCTTTAAAAAGTACATTAGGACCGTATGGTGCCAGCACACTCATTGAGTCCATGGGTACTTACCATTTGACTAAAGATGGTTTCACAGTATTGAAGAATATCCACTTCAATAACCGTACAGATAATACTATCCTAAATACTATCTTGACTATCTCTCATCAAATGGTTATGAAAGTTGGTGATGGTTCTACATCATCTATCATCGCTGCTTATAACTTCTTAAATCGTTTATCTCAATCTGACGAATTAAAAGCATTACGTCCTCGCGACTTGAAGCAATATGTAAATCAATTCGTTGATGTAGCAACACAATACATTCAATCCAATGCTCAACAGTTGACTGATGAGAACTTCTTGGATATCGTAACGAATATCGCCAAGGTTGCTACAAACGATGATAAAACCTATACAAACATCATTCATGAAATCTATGAGAAATGTGGTCGTGATGTAACCATCAGCAAAGCTATGTCTGATACAAACGAACCTTCTTATGAAATCAAAGATGACATGTTCTATATCGATGCATCTTACTTAGACCGCATCTATTGTAACACTGATAATGGTACTAAAGTGGCGTTAAAACAACCATCCGTAGTACTATTCAACTTCACCCTTGAGAATAAGCATTGGGATTTAATCAAGATCATGAATGCAGCTATAGCTAAGTCTGACGCAACAGGTCAAAAGCAATTATTAGTAGTAGCTCCATATTATGATGACCAGTTCTTAGATAGAGTGAAGAATGATATTAACCGTTTCCGTGCTTGGTATCAACAACAGCAACAACAGGCTGGTGCGATTCCATTCCCAATGATCTTTGGTAAAGCACCATTCTTCAAAGCCATTCAACGTGATATCTATGATGATGCTTCTGCATTCTTAGGTAATACAATTATTAACCCTATGGATGCCGACCATCTCTTAGAAACATTGAATACATTGAATGGTCAACAAGTTCAATGGAATGAATATGAACAAGCTAAAGAAACAATGCAACCAGAAGCATTCGATCAATTCTGGGGTACTCGTCCAGTACCAGAAAACCCAGAAGAAAAAGTCAATGAGTTATTGGAAGAAGTGGCTAAGCGATTTGGCACTGCTGAAAATGTCTTAATGACTAATAAAACAATCGAATTCACTGGTTTAACTAACCAAGATGCGAACATGATTAAACTTCGTACCGATATTGCTCGTGGTGATATGGAAAAAGAATTAGCAGAAGTAGAAAACTTACGCTATATCTCCAAAGACTTCATCGCTGCTAAAGAACGTTTATCTCGTTTAGCATTGAAATCTGCAACGATTCGTGTTGGTGGTAATAGTGAATTGGAAAAGAAAATGAACGATGATGCCTTAGATGATGCTATTAAAGCATGTGATTCTGCTCTTCGTTATGGTATTAACCCTGGTTGTAATACCGCCATCATTCAAGCATGTATCCCTGAATTGAATACTCGTTTGAATGACCAAGACCCTATCATCAAAACAATTGCGAATATTGCATACGAATCATTCTTAGACGTTGTACAAACAATTCATAAGAATAAAGACCCTAAAGTAACTCGTGACAGTGTAAAATACATTGTAGAAAACTCTGCCATGGAAAACCGTTGCTATGACTTGGTAACAGAAGTATACTCCAATGATATTATCAACTCCTGCCGTACAGATATCGAAATCTTACGCAGTGCGATTGCTATCATCGGTGTTATCATTTCTTCCAACCAATACTTAGCAGCCGATATAAAAAATTAAGCTCTAAATTACAAATAGATAGAAGGAATTATTGTCTTCCTTCTATCTATTTTTTATTTTATTAATGGAGATAGTGCTAATGGATCGATATTATCCAACACTGAAAGACTTCTTAACCGAGAAACGGGCTAGAACGCAACAAACCATATATGGTTACGCTAGCATAGAAGGCAACTTTAAAGAACGGTATAAGCAGTTTATTAAACGATTTCCTAATTTGGAAGTTAAGTACTATAAATCCCATTCATCATATTTCATCCATGTGAAAATCCCTTCGGGTAAATCAATAGATAAAGGAATCGAGTTAGCCTATGATGTAATACTCGAATTCTTTGCTCCAACCGATGATATTGCTAAACAGAATAGTTTACAGAACTGGACTGTGCGAGCATTTTCTAATGCCCCATCATTTGCCTATCGATATGCCTATGTATATTATCATACAGGGTTAATGGTTGATGGTCTACAAGACAAGTTTGATGATAAGATTCTCAAGGTTAAACCTACTAAACAGAATCCAAAAGAGCTACTTGGTTTTGACTACACTATATTCTTCGCTATTATGTATCTTATGAATCGTCCAAGCTTCATACGAAACTTACATAACCGGAACTTCGGAAAGTTTGAAGACTTAGTGAAACGAACTAAGGACTACTATGAGGTTCTACGAATCTATAACAAAGTCAGTCGACTATCTCTATCGAACATTAAGAATCGTCTAACCCTTAACGTTGATAAATTCAAACGGCATCGATTCCATAATGAGTCCAATTCCACAGTCAAGACAACTAAACCTGTGAAAGCAACGTCATTAACCAAACCCGTAAAGACAACCAAATCGATTAAAACAACCCGAACAACAAAAACAATTCGAAAGAAAAGATAAGCATATATTATCATTTTGATGCTCGACGTTGTTATGTTTTATAGTTCACATTGAGATGGAGAAGATAAGATGAGTGAAGATGTAAAAACGAATGATATCGTACTAGACCCTGTCCCTGAAGGTGTTATACCTGTTGATGAATGGGTATATGGTCCTGGTGATGAAGTGATCACCTTTACAGCGAAACAGGTTATTGTACCATTCGACGTTATTTTTAACATCCCTAGCCAAGTACGTAGATTAAATGACTTCTACGTAGTATATAAGGATGCGTATGTAAAGCAGTTCGATGAAATCACGAAGTATATGAATTACTTCATCAAATTCTACGATCCAGATAATGAGTTATTAAGTAACTACTTAGGTCTTAAGTACTTACTTGAATCTCGTAAGATTAAAATGGGTCGAAAAGATTTCATCAAGTTATTATATGATTATATAGTAACACCAACCATGTATCAAAAAGTGATGAACATGGTCAACGATAACTATCGTGTTGATTTAACTCAAAAGAAAAAGGAAGGAATTTCCTACTATGAATCTCTTGAGTTTACCAATCATCATGCGAAGTTATTGATGTTAATTTCTATCTTTATTCGGATATTCATTCCTATGGTGATGCATTACATCTCCACAATGAAATCTAAATCCGAAAACGCACATTTGATTGAATACTACCGACCAATCTTTGATATAGTTGAAGAAAACGAGCATGTTAACCTATATCAAAAGTTGTTCAATTCCATCAATGTATCCGTACAGTTATCGTACAAGAAGAACAAGATTATTTGGGATAAATATGAAGCACAATCCGTGGATGTTATCTCTCGATCTGAAGAATACTTGGATAAGAATATCATTGTTGATAACGTATTCAAGTACCAATTTGATAAATCTATCATTTCCTTTAACAGTGTTATTATCAAAACACAATTGAAGTATTCTTCCCATAAGAACTTCAATATGAACTATAAGGAAATCAATCAGGAGAAAGACTCCGAAGGTTTATCCTATTTAGATAAGCTTGAAATGAGTGCTGTTAAGATTGACGAGAATATCATTCTCTTATCAAAGGTTAACATTGATAGCACGATCAAGCGCATCAAACGTGAAAACCGTATCAAGATTAGTAAAGATGAGATCAAGTTCTATACGGAACAGTTTAAAGTCAACCGTATCAGTAAGAACTTAATCTTCTATTACTATAGTAAATACTTTGGTGGTTACAACGATTTGAACCATATTACGTTAAAGCAATACATCAAGTTGATGATTCTTATGAAACGTAAGATGGAGTTCAGTGGTTACCAATACTTAAACCAAATCATTACCGCTAATATCAATGGTAAAATCAATAGTCGTACTATCCACAACTCTAAGTTCATTGAGAAAGTGGAAACCTCTTCCGTATACCAAAACATTCGGAATGAGAAGTTTAAAACGATTAATGATGCAGGCAAAGGTGATTTGATTATCAATATCTTATCCACCTTAATCAATACCGAGTTTACCTATGTTGATTATGATAATCCTGAATTAACGGGCGAACCTATTGAGATGAATCTTGATATCTTATCACAAGAATTCTTAGACTTTGTAAACCAAATCTAAGTATATATTATATTAGGGAATAGCAATCGCTATTCCCTATTCTTTTTTAACATGAGGAGAAAATGATATGGAATTTAAAACATATATGAAACAATTGCTATTAGTGCTTAATAAAGCAAAACGTTCTGATATGGTAGAATGGGGTAAACTACTTCACCAGATGGACCATTATGGCTCATATAAGAAAAAAGACCTATCTCGGTTGCGTCGATATATGAAACAGTTATATCATGATGCCGACGTTATACAACTTGACCCAGGCGATTACCAATTCTTTGCCGAATATATCACATGTGAGGGTAAACTTCGACATCATAGAATGATGCAAATCTCATTGCGTGATTATCTAATATTAAAGAAATTACAAAAAGGTAATTATCGTGGTGTGATAGACATACTACGAGGTGAACCCGATTCCGTAAAGAAAGAGTTTCATCCGATTGTTATGAACGCGATTCAGGAGAAACTGTGGTAAAGACATGGAAATTACATCAATTCAGAATGTAATCCAGCTTCTTGAAGAAACTCCATATGCCAGATGGGAAGATAAAGAGCATCTGATGGTTCGCTGTCCCATCTGTGGGGATTCAAAGAAACATCATGATGGTGCTCATTGTTCTATATGGGTTCGTAATAACGAACCATTAGTATACCATTGCTGGATATGTGAAGATGCTGGATTGGTAGATCGACAATTCCTAGTCGATAAAGAAATCGGTGATATTGATAGTACGATGCAACTCGAACAGTTTAATCGTGCTAATAGTCGCCGTAGTGCTAGTACTAAACGTACTAAGAATGGGCAGGTACAGAATGTAGAAGTGCCTGTTATAAAAGAACATCATATGAATAAGGTGGAATATCTTAGAAACCGTTTAGGTATTAACTTCAAATTGGATCAATTAGAAGCCTTACGGGTGGTTACATCTATTAAAGACTTCTTAGAAATCAATAAGATTGAAGTGAATAAGAAATATGAATGGTGTCTGGAACAATTAGAACGAGATTACGTTGGGTTCTTATCGAGATCAAAGAACTTTATCATCTTTCGTTCTATTAACCCAAACAGTAAGTTTAGGTACATCAACTATAAAGTTTTTGAACATATCGTGGATGCTGAGAAGTTCTATACGATACCCTCACAACCAGATATTATGGATAATGACGTTACTTTACATATCACTGAGGGGATATTCGATATACTCTCTGTAGCGATGAATATGGGTGAAAAACGTAAAGGAACGCATATCTATTCTGCCGTATGTGGTTCCGGTTTCCCTCGTGTATTAGAATTCTTTTTACGGAAAGGTTTCATTGGTAACCTAACCGTTAATATCTATTCTGATACGGATAAGAAACCAGGATTCTATAATAACCTATTATATCTTAAAGGTTGGTATAAAGATATCAAAATTATCTATAACACCTATCCAGGTGAGAAAGATTTTGGTGTACCGAGCGATAAGATATGTGCTCAAGAGGTCAAGTTACTTAGGAGATGATGACGTATGACAAATGAAGAACTCACAAAGATTATCACAGAGTGTATCTATGAGGCTAGACAACAAGCCTCTGATTACTTCGATAGTATGAATCCAAAAGACCCGAAACATATGGAATGTATTCTGGTTAGCGAGGATTATTGTGATACTGTATTGAGTGACTTACAGACAACCATACTCAAACGTATTAACGCGTAAAATAAATATATATTATTAACAGGTAAATTGAGGGAAACGACTCAATTTACATCTATATGGAGGGATGCTGTCAAATGAACTCCTATTCAATAAGAACCCCTTTTTATTGATAGACCAAATAACACACAAACTAACAACCTAACAGAAAACCCTTATTTTAACACACAAACCCTCGACAGCATCCTTTCCCATATATTATAATGAGGTATCGATGGATAACTTCCTAATGCTATAGCTTTCACTCCAATCTAGCTAACGGCTTAGGAGCCCCAACAATACGTTTCCTTGCAATATTCTACCGTCGGGTTCTTTCCCTTACTTCCCGACACTGGGTTCTCTCTACTCTCCCATAAACAACACATCACACCCAGGTAAGTAGAATATACAATTCCCTTCATGCATGGAAATAAAAATCTCTCCCGACTGCTCATCCCTAGGCAGTTACATCTTACACACGAAATAAATCACACCCCCATCGATACCTCATTATAGTATATGGGACACAAGAAAATCGGATACGCAATTGCGTATCCGACTATTAATTTCTGATTAATTATTTTTTTTGATTTACTTTGTAAATCGATCTGATTGCATGTGTAATGATGGTAAGACGTATGTATATAAGATGGCTTGACACCAGGTCCTATGAGAAGAACATAACCAGATCTGTGGTACATAACATTGTGAAAACGTATCATGTGAAATGACTTGTATTAGTTTACAAAACTAGAAAAGTTAAGCATGTTCTGTTGATAGACTAATTCATGTTATGGTATATTATTGGAGGAAATGCTCGTACCACGTGACGAATATTGGACAATAATTAATCAATACTAGATTGTGGTGAATATAAACCTGTACTTTAAACAAATCTATAATATTCTCTTACTAGAAAGAGGTGAAACCGATTGGCTAGATTTATTGATAAATCAGAGTTTATCAACCAGAATGTCAACCTCGCAGAGAGTCGAATTACGTCACAATATTCTACGTTCCTGGAGCAAAAACCGACGTTCACTACATTTTATCATGTGAACACACGTAGATCTACCACAGATAAAGGTCTTAAAGATATAGAAGGATTGATTGATAGTCGTTCACCAATCCGTTATAATAAAATCTACAACTTCCCACTCTATGGTATCGAACAGATACAGTTAGATTTACAAGAGGAAGATGAAGGTTTAAACTCATCCTATGATGGCAATGCCGTTATTCTACCGAATACGATTTATCCATTACCTGATGACTATTTCTATATCGACTACTTAGGTCGTAAGGCATTATTCCGTGTAACCGATGTAAAATACGACACCATTAAGAGTAATGGGTATTATAATATAGCCTTCACTATTAAATCAGTAGACGAGCACGATGTAGATGTGCTCGATACATTAGTGGTTGAGGAATATAACTGCGTATTTGAGAATATTGGTACTGGTGATAACTGTTTAATTAAATCTGAAGACTTGCAGTTGATGAATCGTATTCGTCAGATTTATGAAAACCTTAAGACGGGATACTTACAGAAGTATCTCAATGCAAAATACAATGCGTTACTATACATGGTAAGTTCTGAAAACATCATGTATGACTATACAATCTCTCGTTTTGTGAATAGAAATCAAATCTTCTATGATAAGAAAACGAATAATACTGTATATGTATATGAAGAAGAACGGCAAGTGAATAACTTTGAGTATGAGAACACGATCTATGATCGGGTAGTTCATAAAGATTTTGATGATTGGGAAGAAGTGCTCGCCTATTTCAACGTAGAACCTACGTTTATGATGGCTGAAGTATCAATCTTCGACTATTATCGAGATAGAAGAATCAAATATATGCAATTCTTTGACTATCCAATAGGTCCATTCAATGATTCATACTATAAGTATATCAGTAAGGACTTCTTACATGCTATCGAATACCAAGATAGTACATTACTACCACCTAAGGAACGTCCTTGGGAACACTTTGTATTTATGTATTGCACAACCGACAATGTATTGAGTTTAACAAAATGGTTAGATAATATCGACCGTAGAAGGTTCCCATATAGCTTAGAAACCTTTGTTTTCATACCTTTGGTATTATATAGCCTTAGACAACTCATTAATCAACTTACTAATGATAGTAAGGCGTCCTCAAAAACGATGGACGAACATCTTCTTAAAAAAAATGATTAGTACTAATTTTTAGGAGGTCAATTACAATGGCTTTAAAAACGTTATATGCAACTTTCGAAGCAGAACGTGCAGAACAACAACATCAAGACTTGATGTTAGAACGTATTCTTGGTTCCGATGTACGTGACGCTATCATGGAAGCAGCGGAAGAAGAAGATACAAAAGAAACTAAACGTGATAAAACAGGTCACAAAGAAGAAGACTCTAAAGAAGATTCTAAAAAAGACGCTAAAGATTCTGAAGATAAAGAAGAATCCAAAGATGACGAAGGCTCTGATGAAGAAGCTACTGAAGAATCCTTCTTCTTAGACGAAGATGCTATCCTCAACTATGTAGGTGAAGCTGACGAAGCTGATGCTGAAGTAGAACCAGAAGATGATACTGTAACAGAAGCTGAATCCGAAGAAACTGAAGATGAAGCTACTTCTGACGAAGATGAAGCATTGGAAGCTCTTATCGATTCTATTCCTGAAACAGACCCTTCCGAATGTGGTGATTGTGCACCAATTGGTAGTGTTGAAGAAGCGTTAATTTTCGACGAAATCGATCGCTTAGTTCCTGATACTGTAATTTACTAATACTTAGTATATAGGAGGACTATTGATGAACGTTTTCACTGAAAAGAAACAAATCGTAATCGATTATCGTGGTGATATTCCTGTACTTAATGTAGCAGGCCCAATCGATATCCCTTATTGGGAAACATTGGAGCATATCTCTCAAATGCTTATGTACAACGTACGTATCTATGAAGTATTGAGTGATGGTTCTAAAGTAGAACTCGATCTTTGCAACTACGATAAAGAAAACGACCCAAAAAAACAAGGTTTAAAACAAGCCTATGAACCAGTTACTAAAGACAACCCTACTCGTCTTGTAACTGATAAACCATTAAGCATTTCTGAAGTAACTGACAACTTCACTAAACCGCAACCATTACCACCTACTAAGATGGATATGATTGATGATACTAATTATGAATCTATGGTAACTGGTGAAGAACCTAAAGTTATTTCCAGCAGTGCTACTATTCGTGAAGAATCCAATAAAAAACAAAGTAAGAAACTTCAAAAAGCGAATAAAATCTATGTTCCACCAACTGTTGATGAAGTTGATGAAAAATAGTCAAAAAAAAAGAGAAGCGAATGCTTCTCTTTTTCTTACGTCTTTTATCGGCTTAAAGCTTTGACTACCATAGGGGCAATGCCAGACTCGAAGAAGATTTCTAGTATAGGCCAGATATCCACTTTCATTTTACATCCCCCTTTCGCACGTTATCAAGTACTGTTTGGAATAGATCACGTGGATCTATTCCTCGTTGACAACACTCCCAAAGGATCATATCGACAATAGCTGATGTATCACCATTATTATACGTAGTCATATATGATATCACCATCCTTGTCACGTTTGGCACTTGCCATATATTTATACGCCTCATCTTGGGCTTCTTGGAGCATGTCATGCCCTTCAAATTCACCAACTACAATAAGTCGGAAAATTAATGGGTCGAGATTATATTCTTTCATCAAGTACATAACCTGTTCACGATATCTTCTAGGGAGCTTAATAATCCCAACGATATCACCCTGAGTCTCTTTCATTACATGAGCACTCACCTGCTTACCTAATCTGGACACGATTCTACAATCGGTCCGTTCTAGCAAATCAATAATATCCATTAGTCTATTGGATATATTTTTTTGATTATTGTTTATCCAATTGGCTAGTACTGGTGTGATTTGGCTAACGGAGATCGCATCAATATACTCGATCTCCTTATTATTGGAGTTGATATAGTCTATTGCTCGATTGAGTTCAATAATCGGATCCCTTTTAGTTCCTTCACATACTCGAAGGAACTCTTGAATCTTATTCTCTAGCTCTCTACTAACAATTGCCATTGGTAGTTACCACCTTTCTTTTATTAACAGCGACTAATCGCTTAGGAGCTAATGAAGATTTTGTGTAATTATTAGCCCACTCTTCTAATGAAATATTGCGATACTTTGTAATATCGCGATAGTGATAGGAGTTGCGTACAGCATAACTGAACGTTTCTCCCTTTAACCATAAATCGTTAATTTCGGATTGTCTATCCTTCAGTAACGCCCATAGAACTCTAACTGTCCAGTTAGATATCTGAGTTTCGGTTGCTAACCGTTTTATAGAATCCTTAAAACGTTCAGATACCAATAGAGTTAGATTTACGAATGTTACATTTCGGTCTAATCCATGGATTCGACCACTAACAATCTCAACCCATCGAGGTACGGTAATCGTACGGGCATCCACTAGCATGGTTTCCACTAGCTCGATTAGTTCGTCAGGTTTGTACATATCCATCAAGATATCATACATTCTACGGGGGATTTTAACCTCAATCGTAGAATGGTTTTTATTATCATTCTTACCTACGATAACAGTTTTAGCGTTCTTTGCTCTCTTTAAATCTTCTTTATGAAGTTTAAACTCAGATTTAGGTGTTTTTGAGATACTGGATAGTCTGATATCCAATACCTTTCCCACAGTGGCGACATACTACATCACCTTCTTTTGTCGTAGTTGTACTCAATTGACCACTCGGTGTACAATGATTACATTGAATCAATCGCATTAACTGCGGATTTTTTTGTTTAACTAATTCC